TGCTCCACCAGTGTTTTCCCACGACTTCTGGATTGTACATGGGCGGTATGAAGGAGAAGGCGCTCCAAGAATCGTCGAAGAAGAAGATTATCTTCGCGACGTTCAGCCAGGCGCACGAGGGGTTGGATATCCCCACACTCGATACCGTCATATTGGCGAGTCCGAAATCGGACATTGTCCAATCGATCGGACGTATCATGCGTGAAACCGCTGGCAAGAAGAACAACCCGCACATCTACGATGTAAACGATCCGTGGAGCGTTTTCAGTGCAATGTACTACAAACGCGTCAAAGTCTACCGACAAGGCGGGTTCAAAATTCATGGCAGCGGTAAAATCGCTGAGGAGAAAGATGAGTTCCCGAGGGGTAAGTGTTTCATCAACGTTTAGACTTGTTCATAAAAAGATTCAGGAAAAGCTTCTCGTAAATAGGTTTCTTTTTAGCCACCAGTACAGCCTTAGACAGCCGCGTGCCGTTCGTGTTCAAATTCTTGACGATTTTTTTACGGTTGCGGCCGCCCCTGTACACCGACTGAATCTTCGTCGCGGCCTTTGCCTTTTTCTTATACGTTGACATCATTTACTATGTACCCATATTATTTACCATCGGGGATGACCCTCAGGTAGACATTGGATTTACTTCTTCATTGAGTCCGAAACAGCTAACATGACCACACCTACGATAAAGGCCAGGATCACATAGTTCAACTCTGTATCCTCATCTCCTTTCTCGGGCTGCGGTTTCTGGGGAGCGACGGCCACCTCGGGGCGTCGCTGCGGAGGAGGTTCAAGATCCTCCAGCGGACAGTACGCTATCATATATCATTAACATTACAAATTAATTTCATTCTTTTTGGTCGTCTTGCGACGCCTTTTGGGTTTGGACCCCTCGACGTTCACCTCCTTGATCTCACCGCCTGTGCTCTCGCCTGATATAGACATGATATCACTCAACTCGTCATCCTCCTCGATCGGGGGTGGTCGGCTCCCGCCGGCGTTCAAGTTCGAATTCATGGGCATAGGAGGCGGCATAGAAATGCCGCCCATCAAGCTGGCAATATCCAGCCCGGGACCCTGCATCTCGTAGTTGCCCGTACCGCCCACCGGAGGTTCCACGAACGGCTCGTCGGGGTTCCTCGGTGCCGTGTTCTGCACGGCCGACATCATATTCTTCACGAGTTCAGGATTCTGTTTAATAACGTCGTTCATATTCGGGATGGCTGTCTTGAACATACTGTTCGTCAGATGAAACATCATCGCCGACCCACCGAGCATCATGATCAGCTTCACCTCGGGGGCGACGCTGACCTTTGATCGGTACTTGACGTACAACTCCTCGAAGACCGAATCGTAGTCATCAACGTTCTCCATTACGGATTCTGACCAACCTTCGAGTTGAATCTCGAAAGGGTTGTAGCGCTTGTTCAAAAATTCCAGACCGGTTACACAGGCCACCAACATACGTCGCGAGAATCGAATCGACTGTTCGACATCGATGCTGTACGTAATTCGCTTGACCTCCGCCCGGAGCTCCTCGACGTTCGAGTACGCGTTGAGCCTCTTGTTGACAGTAAACCCCTTCTTCTCCAGCCTGGCTAATTTGTTCAGGAGATCGCTCTTCTCCTCGTCGATGGAGGTGTACCCCTGAGTGGGTTTCTGTTCCTCTGATCGCATGCCGGGACCGTCGTCGTCGTCGAAGTCCATGTCGTCATCCTCATCACCGTAATCGATTTCTTCGTTTTGCATGGCATGTGCTGCATTGGGAACGGACTGCTTATCAGGGTTCACGAAGGCATCCATTGCCTCCTGGTGTTGAGGGGGAGGGCGGGTGCCGAACGCGCTCTTCTGCGGGCGCGGGACAGGTTTGGCGCGAGGAACCGAGATTTCGATCTCATCGTACAGGGCCTGTTCGTCAGCATCCAATTTCATCACGTTGGTACGTCCACGGTCCAGGGTAATGTCGTCCATCTCTACCCTCTAATAATAATTATTACGTTTCTCTTTAACGCACTTTTTTTGTAGACGTATAGTAAATATGTTCCTCAAACTCAACAAGACCAACCGCGGTGCGCTCATGTACATGGCCGTCCTCTTCGGTCTCATCTGTGTCCTGACCGTCCTCCAGGGTGGGTCCTCCGGGTACCAGCCCAGGCCGATCACCATCAACGCCGTCAGCCAGGGATCCCTCTTCGATCTCGAGCACAGCGAGGAGTGTGTCGCCGGCGCTCCTAACGGCAGCCCCTACAGCAAGTCCCTGACCCCGGGCGGTCTCTGCGGTGCGCAGGGTCTCGTCGCCGACCACGCCGGCTACTCCATCTCCGGGGGTATCGGTGGATCTTTAATCTAAACGTATAGTAACATGGTTCCCGATCTCAATTACGAGTACCACACCATCACCATCGACTCCAATGGTCAGGCGGCTGCGAACACTTTCACCAGCTACCTGGAAATTCCGCTCAAGAACGTCGTCGAGGCGAAACTCTTGGCCGCGCACGTTCACACGAAGACGTCTAATCAACACATTTACATCAGTATCGACGAACTCGATTCGAACTTCAACGACAGGGCGACCCCCGTGCTCAACGGGGTCGGAACCATCGGTAAGATCAAGGGCGTTTTCGCGAGCTTGATTTCCGATGTCACCGCCGTGGGTACCGCGAATCACATCACCAACTTTAAGGGTGATTACGACGTCAGCACGCAATACATAAACCCGCTGAGGAAAGTTGATAAGTTTACCGTGAACATCATGAATCAAGACGGTGATGGAATCTTACCCAACGCGGCCGGCACCCCGAACTATCTCATCCTCAAGTTCATGTGTCTCAAAGGCAACCTGTAATTTTCTCATATAGTAGTAGTAACGATGTCAGCCGGAATCACCCAGCTCATCGCCATAGGTGCTCAGGACCAGTTCATCATGGGGAAACCCGAGATTTCGTTCTTCTCGAGCACCTTCAAACGACACTCGAATTTTTCCCAGTCCATCGAAAAGCAAACAATCTATGGAGCTGTGAAAAACAATTCAATGTCAAGCGTCCAGTTCGAACGTTCGGGCGACCTTCTGGGGTACTGTTACCTCACGCTGGACGATACCACGCAAGCGTTGGATACACAACGTTGGGACACTATCATCGATAAGGTGGAATTGCTCATAGGCGGGGCCGTCATCGACTCACAAGATGCTATCTTCACCGAAAAGATCGCCATCGATACGTTCGCGCAGAACGTGAGTAAGAGTGCGAACGGGACGCACCCCGGCGTGTCCGCGCGCTCGTATTTTTACCCCCTCCGATTCTTCTTTTGTGAGGGGCCGCAGTGCGCTCTTCCCTTAGTCGCCTTGAACTATCATAACGTCGAGGTACGAATTCACTGGGCGAGCGAAGCTTCGAACTATAACGTCGAGATGTTCGCAAACTACTATTACCTCGACAACAGTGAACGCGGCGCCATAGCCTCGCGAAAGCATGATCTGTTGATCACCCAGGTTCAAAAGAACATCCCGTCGAACCACACCACACAGGAACTTTACTTTTCCCACCCCGTGAAATATATCGCCTCTTCGGACACGACGACTGACGGCGCGCTCACGAGTCCCACGAACAGAGTGAAGATCACCATTAACGGCTTAGATCTGTGTACGCCGCGATGGGGGAAGCCGCATTTCATCGATGTTCAAAACTATTACCACACAAATTTCGTGACCTCACCCGATTTCTTCCTGTACTGCTTTTGTCTCAGCACGTCATCGCTTCAACCGACGGGAACTCTAAACTTTTCTCGACTCGAGAGTGTCAAGATCGTGAGCGATAGCATGCCCGTCAATCACCCTATATACGCCGTCAATTACAACATCCTACGCATAGAGAACGGCATGGCGGGACTTTTATACGCCAATTAAAAATACCAGACTATAGTAACCATGGTCAAAAACTTACCGACGGTAGAAAGATCCACCAAAATTCGGTTTGGTAAGCACGCTTTGGAAAATCAGGCTGAGAACACTGTGGTGTTCAACGCGAGTGATGCTCCTCTGCAGGCGACCACACCCGGGGCCGTGTACCTTTCTCCGATTCGATTTCGTTCGGATTTTTCGAGTTCCGATATTGTCCTCCTCATGTACGATAAGAGTACCGGTGAGATCACTGAGTCGGGGTCCTCGGCGTCCACTGCGGTCGAACCACCTTTACAATCCGTCACTTCTTTCGGAAACACCACCAATCAGATCATCCAGTTTACGAATCCTACGACCGCCTTCACCACGAGCGGGAACGTCCACGTCAACGGTGATCTCGAGGTCCAAGGTAACATCACCTTTCATAACGGAGATATCACTGAGCTTAAGAACCGGGATTTGTTGGTGCGCGACCGCATCATAGGGGTCGCATACGAAAATACCCAAGTGGGTCTGGACACGGGGATCGTCATTCATTACCCGAACCAAAACGTCGGAATCATCCACCACGGCGACGAAACCCCAAAACGTCTGAGTATCGGGTACACACAAAACGGCAGCACCGACGAGTCTATCACCCCCGACGCGAATAACATCACACTCGACGTGCTCGGTGATTGTACCGTTCAAAATGATTTGACGGTCAACGGTGCTTTCGCCGTGAACTCCGTTTCCGTGACGAGCTTGACCGCCACGGGGACCGTTTCGGGAGGGACGGGAACCTTCACGGGGGCGGTCTCTGGTACCACCGGAACTTTCTCGGGGGCAGTCTCTGGAACCACCGGAACTTTCACGGGGGTAGTCTCCGGGACGAGTTTTTCAGATGGCACAGCGACTCTGACCGGCGGTGCGTTGTCAGGGTCCGCGGCTACGTTGACGACCGCGCGGACAATCGGCGGTGTCGCCTTCGATGGTTCCGCCAACATCGATCTCCCGGGTGTGAACGCTCCTGGCACCGAAAGCACGACTGGTTCTGCGGCGACCCTAACTACGCCTCGAACCATAGGCGGTGTCTCCTTCAACGGTTCGGCCGACATCGATCTCCCGGGCGTGAACGCCGTGGGTACCCAAAACACGACCGGATCTGCCGCTACGCTCACCACACCCCGAGCGATCGGAGGCGTTGATTTCGACGGGAGTGCTGCTATTACCCTTCCGGGTGTGAACGCCGTGGGGACCCAAAACACGACGGGATCTGCTGCTACGCTTACTACACCCCGGGCGATCGGGGGTGTTGATTTCGACGGGAGTGCTGCTATTACCCTTCCGGGTGTGAACGCCGTGGGGACCCAAAACACGACGGGATCTGCGGCGACCCTAACTACGTCTCGAACCATAGGCGGTGTGGCCTTCAACGGCTCGGCCGATATAGTTCCAACAACTTTTGGGAATATCTCGGCAGCCGACGGAACGTTCACGGGGGCTGTGACCGGTGCGAGCTACAGCGGTGGGACGGTCGGGGGTACGAACGCTTCTTTCACGGGTTCCGTGGTGGGTGGAGCGCTCACCATGGACAGCGCGCAGATCAACGGTGCGATCACCGCGACCGCTTTGATCAGCGGAGACGGAGGTGGTCTTTCCAACCTAAACGCCGGTGCGATCACCATCGCGTTAGGAACCAACACGACCGGGAACTACGTGAATGACGTGACGGGAGGTGACGGCATAGCCGTCACAGGGTCCGCCGGTGCTGGGTGGGCACCCGCCGTCGCCGTCGACCTGAAAGCCAACGGGGGTCTCGTGATCGAATCC